GTAGCTGAGCGTCATAGACGTAGACGTGAATCTGGTGGAGGTTCCGCAGGCGCTAAGAAGCAAATGTCGAAGCTAGATCAAATGAAAGCTGAAGGCGCAGGAGAACCTGATGCAGGCTGGCCTGTAGCTCACGGTATAGAAGGTTTTACAGGTGATGCAGATTTCGGGGCTGAGGTCACAGATCTCTTAGCTAAAGCTCAATTTAGTACTAAGCGTAATCAGTGGATATTCCCTGATGTTGGAGCAGGTGCGGAAGGTACATTCGACATTAACGGTTTTATAAATCGTATGGGGAATCCCAGGCATCCTGTAAATACAGAAGAACTAAGTATGTTAGGTGATGTATTGACTTTGGCGTCGCAGTATCCAAGTAAGCGTAATCTTAGTTCTATGGCAGAGGATTTGTATAAGATGATTTCGGGTACTATTAAAGAACGCTTACGTGCAGACCAAGGTAAACTTTTCGACCCAGGTACCCTAGGATTTAACTTATGACAGGGTTAGTAAATGATCGGGCACTAGACTCTGCCCGTGTAGTAAGCATGTTGATATACGAGGGTAAGACCGCAGGCGAGATTGCTAAGAGTCTTAATACAACTCGTCCTAAGATCATCGAACACCTAGAGTCTCCTCGTGTCCAGGAAATGATTGACAGTGCACAGGAAAAACGTCACGCTCTAGTAGCACACATACCCATAGCAAACTTCGCTACTCGACTTAGCAGACTTGAACAGATCTATAAAGCTAATGAACAACTAGGAGATTTCGGAACGTGCTTGAAGACTCTGCATGCAGCACGTGAGGAAACCAAGCTAGTTCGAGTAGAAACCAGAGATGAATCCAAGCCTCAGTTCGTAGTAAACATCACGAGCTTCAAAGGTTCAGAGGATTCTGCTAATGCTATAGAGGTAGAAGAAGTTGTCGAGCGAGTTACAGGACATATTCCAAGCTCTACAGGGCCTGGACACACAGAAGCCCGAGCCGCGGAAACATCGTAAGCAAATACCAATTCCGCCTGTAGGTGATATGTCAGACGGGGTCTCGGTAGACTTACACCCTGGGACTCTGAATAAAACTATAGACGCAGAGCACGAATGGAACTTTAACGCATACAAAAGACTAGCATTCGTGGTATTTATGCAGAGTCTTAACAACATAATAGAGTTGTTCTACAAATGGAAAGCCCACGACTGGTTACACGAAGATTACAAACAGATAAAATCAAAAGAGTTATCGTTTAATGACTTAGCAAAGATCCGGGATATGCCAGTTTTAGAACTTAGAGATTTGTACTATGACTACGATAAAGATTGGAGGCATGATCCTGTAGCATGGATGATGTCTGCAGAAGCGTTGCCGTATCTTGATATGCTAAACATAGAACCAGAATTGGCTATTGAGCTAGCAAAGAACATAGCGAGCGGTGAGCGTAGCATAGGAATATCAGAGCCCGACATAGAACTATTAGTATTACCACAATACGATAACACTGCCCGTAAACAACAAGCTATGGGTAGATTCTTGCAAACATCGTTTGCGTCTGTGACTAAGAAAAATGCCGACACGCGGTAGGGTCCATACAGAGAGCTTAGAAGACCTAGAGTTCAATGTAGCTCTACAACCTAAGCAGTTTCAGCTATTAGAAGCTGTGCGTAATGGTGTGCGGTATCCTTTTTATGGCGGCGCTAGGGGTGGGGGGAAAAGCTACGCATCACGAATCATAATGCTCATCATGCTCATGGAGAATCCTGGGTCAACAGGATTATTGATTCGTAGGACATTCAAGCAGCTCGATGGTAATCACATTCGTCCTTTGTTTAGGCAGTTTCCAAAGATCAGAAACTGGTACAACAAGAGCGAAGGCGTAATGTACTTGCCTAATGGCAGTGAGTTGATGTTCGGTCATGCAGAACACGAAGACGATGTGTTTAACTATCAGGGGCAGGAGTTTGACTTCGTAGCAGTAGAAGAGGTCACACAGTTCACGGAGTTCCAGTGGCAGTACATATCGAGTTCGTGCCGAACCTCGAACAAAGCCATTAAGCCTGTGATGTGGGCTACGGGAAACCCTGGTGGTGTAGGTCATGCATGGAGCAAGAGATTGTGGATTGATCAGATGCACGAGGAAGCAGAGAACCCAAAGGACTATAAGTTTATTTCTGCCCGAGTGTTCGACAATCCAGCTCTGATGGAAGCTGACCCTAGGTACGTAGAATCACTAAAGAATATCAAAGACGAAGCATTACGTAGAGCATACTTAAATGGTGATTGGGACATATACCAAGGTCAGTTCTTTACACAGTGGAATAGGCATAAGATCTTAACGAAGAGTTTTGAGATCCCAGCATCGTGGGCATTGTATGGCGCACTAGATTACGGTGAATCAGCACCTACGAGCTTTGGGCTTTACGCAATAGATTTTGACTATAACATCTATCGTCTGATGGGATATTACCAGGGTGATCGTACAGCATCACAGCACGCAGAAGAGATAGTACAAAGGATCTCAGGGTTTCCGTATACAAATGGTCGGATGCCCATTATGATTTATTCTGATCCTAGTATGTGGGTGAAGCGTAGGCTCACGGAGCAGATGACTAAGAGTGCGGCAGATGTGTTTTCGGATTTTGAGTTGCCGATAACTCGCGCTAATAACGATCGTGTGAATGGTTGGCGTATATGTCGAGACGCACTACTCCATGAGAAGTTCTATGCATTCGAGGGTTGGAACGATGATTTCATGCGTACTGTACCTGCATTGCCTCGCGCGGATAAGAACCCCGAGGATGTAGATACTCACGCAGAAGATCATGCGGCTGATGAGTGGCGATATGGGATGGTACATATGTATCGTCATGCAGAACACAAGGATGACCCGATTATGGGTAGCGGGCAGGATATATTAGATGCACTTCCTGGGAAACCTGCACATAGTGGACGTTATCACGCTTTAAACTAATATGGCCGATATTAAATTAAATAATAAAGATCGTGAGTATTGGCGTAAGACGATTGATCGAGTGCAAAGGGTCATGGAACCTAAGCATCGGTCATGGGAGAAATTACTAGCGGCTTACGAGCTAAAGCTAGATATCCCAGGTCTCGACAAAGATGAGATCATTCATGTGTCTAGGATGTATCCATTAGTACGCCAGATCATATCGTCAGTGGCATTCCATTACCCCGAAGTGTTTGTGAATGCTAAGCCTAATATCGAACGTGTGGCAGGGGAACTCGAAGGTATCTCGCTTGTGATGGAACGCGCAGCTAATAACGCATTGGACTTAATGGATGCAAAGGCTGAGATCCATCAGGCGATGTTTGATGCGTTGTTCTGTGGTGTAGGTTGGATCAAGATGGGATATAATCCCTCTGGTGACGATTCGATGCCTCCGTATGTAACTAACGATGCATTCAAAGATGATTTTCCTTGTGTCATGCGTGTTAGGCCTTTTAATGTTTTTGTAGATCCTAAGTGTCCTCCCCAGAACTTGGGTTACGCAGAATACATAATTGAGCGTATTGAAGTACCATTCGAGATCTTGAAGAGTGACCCAAGATACAAGATTCCTCGGGATTTCACAGGATCGTCAGAGTACACATCAGCTACAGATACTGCGTTGCTAAACTATGGCGATGAGTATGATGCGGATAACGCAGACGAGCATGTGCAGGGTGCCAAAGCCGAGCGTGACATGGTGGTGTTGTATGAAGTCCACGATAGGCTGAACCGTAGACTTATTACGTTCCTAGATGGTCACGAGAACGAGATCCATGCGGAGTCTCATCCATTCATTAAGACTCGATCGATCTATGATGGCCAAGATCTCGTAGGTCTTGAAGAAGCTCCTGGGTTCATAATGTCTAAGGGGTTTCAGTATATTCCAGTGAAGTTCGACACTGTAGAAAGTTCGTTCTTTCCTGAGCCTCCTATGAAGTATGTAGAGGATCTTCAGAATATTATTGTGGAGTCCTTGAGTCGGCGTGTTGATATTCTGCGAAGATTCCCGCGTGTTGTATGGGCTAATGAAGCAGAGATTCAGCGGAATCCGAATCTTGTAGATAACGTCAGGGATGCAAAAGACGGCGATGTAATCGGACTTCATGATATCGCAAGTATCCGTGAGGCTTCCTGGGGAAACATACCTTCGGATCAGCTAGGTATCGAGAACGACGCACGAGGTTACGAAGAACAGAGTCTCCATGTAAGTGATCTTGCGGGAGGCTCAGAGGGCCGAAAGACTGCTACAGAAAGTGCACTCATAGCGTCTCAAGGTTCTCTCAACCGCCAATGGATGCAAGCAAAAGTAGCAGGTGTTTATACTACCATTGTAGGGAATCTATTTAGGATGTTCCAGGATATACGTTATATCCCCCAGACGTTTATGCTGAATGTCGCTAAAGACCCTTCAGGTGTAGAATACCGGGTACTTACCAGTGAAGATTTTAACTTTGATTTTATGTTAGATCTAGACGCTGGTTCTATGCATCCATTGGTGGAGGAATTAGAGCAGGAGAACTCGGTGCTGTTGTATGATCGCCTTGTTGGTAATCCTATGATAGACCAGACTGAAGTAACTAGGGATTTGATTAAGTCCTTTAGGAAGCGTTCGGTAGAAAGACTATTCAAGGGCGCTGATGGTGATTTGAATGCGTTGATTCAGCTAGAACTTAGCCTTATGCTTCAGGGTCAAATGGCTCCTGTCGAAGAAGGCATGGATCATATGGCTCATATGGAACAACAGAATCCTGATGTTGTTATGGGTCTACCTCAGCTCCAGCAGATGTTACCACAACAGCAACAGCAGATACTACAGATAGTGCAGCAGCATATGGCAATGCATGAGCAAATGATGCAGTCTGCTATGGCTAGCGGAGGAGCGGGGGGCGGAAGCCAGCCTTCAGTAGATGGCAGGTTATTGAATAGTCAAGAAGGTATCATAGGTCAAGTTAGATCTAATGCTCAGAAAACTCAGCAAGCAGCTACTGCCGATGTAGCAACACTGACAGGTCAAGGAGGTATGACAGGCTAATGGCTGTTAATCATGATTATTACTGTGAGTGTGGCTGCGAACTGACCGATCAAGTCGTAGCTAAGACTCCTGTGTGTAAATGCGGTAAAGATATGAAGATTCATTATGGTCGTATTACAGGAATCGTGGATTTTAACCCGCATAATCCTGGTATGTACGGCAAGTATCATCCTGGGTTTGGTGAAGTAGTAGAGAGTTATTCACACAAGCAGAGATTGCTCAAGAAGTATAATTGTATAGAAGCCGCGGATGCCGTAGGTGGATCGAAGACTCATGAGTATCCTGAAGAGTACCAAGGTCCAGATCACGGTCCCGAGGGCTACAAGCCCCGTAAGAAGAATACCGAGAACCATACAGAGTTTATTAATGGAGACGAGGATCTTAAATCACTGGAGAAGAAGCATGGATTCAGCTAAGTTTGAGGTCAGAGTTGTTGAGAAGCAGCAACGTCCGTATAAAGTGTATGATGACGCAGGGAATCTTGTGGCGTCTACACGAACTGCGGATCAGGCTGCTAAAATCATTGCTATTCGAGAGCGAATAGCTTCATAACGAGGTGATGTATGTCAGAAATGACTGATGCTCCAGAACAGGAGGAACTAGGCATAGTAGGGAATGATCTTACTGAGGACACTTCGGGTCTTCTAGAGGATTCTCCCGATGCGATGCCAGCTCAGTCTGAAGCGTCTCAAGAGTTTGATCCACATTCCGTAAATTGGTCTACTGTTCGCGAGGAAGAAGTTCCCGATGAATGGAAGCCGCAATTACGTACAATGCGTAATATATACGGTATGGTCAATAAGACTAATATGGATCTACGTGATACACAAAAGCAAATGGAAGATGTTACACAACAATACAACAACGCACTTAACGCATCGCAACAGATAAATAACACACAGAATGGTACTCCACAAAACGGTACTCCACAAAACGCACAGCCTGCACAGCAACCACAGACTACTTCGCCTTCAGTACTCGAGCAATTTGGATTCGCGCCCGGACAAAACGGGTATGACGAAGCAGTGGTAGTAGAAGGAATAGCAAATGCCGTTGTTAATCCTCTACTACAACAAGTTCATGCATTACAAGATGAACTTGGGCACATGCAGCAAAATGTTCAGTATCTAAGCGGTGGAGAACAGACTAGAGTCGAAGATAAAGTTTCTGGAGAAATCCAGGAAGCTATCTCCTCTGGCCATAGTCGTGAGGCTTTGCAGGATTATCATGAGGAAATTTCTAGGCTTAGAGGCATGCCTAACCGTGAGACCGGCCAACCTCACACAGTATTATCGGCATTCGAGTTGGTGTCAGGTCGCCGATCGGAGGCATCTGGTAATTCTAGAACTTTAATTCGCAATGCTCAGCAGAGCGTCGCACCGAGAGGTGGAGGAATGGGACAAAGCCAAGGGGCACTGTCTGATTCTGACGTTTTGTCGGGTCTCAAGAAACTAGGATTTGAGTGAGGTAATTACAAATGGCTGCTACTAGCACCACTGAAACTTGGGATGCTGCGTGGACTCTCACGATGCGTTCCAAGCGGAAGCGTTTGACGGATAATATCTTTGATGAGTATCCGTTGTTGAAGATGTTGTCCTCGAATGCGGAAGTAGAAACCGGTGGTAAGGAGATTCAAGAGGACTTGCTGTATGGTAAGAACTCTGCCACCTGGTTTGATGGTTACGATACGGTCAACACAGATGCTGTTGATGGTATCACGATGGGATACGCACCCTGGCGATACACTGCTACTCCCATTACTATCTCGATGACTGAGCGTGATGAAGGTCGTCTGAGTGATGCTGCGAAGAAGATTCTTGAAGCTAAGACTCAGCAGTCTATGTTGACTGCTCGTGATGCCGTTAATGCGGCGTTCTTCAGCGCACAAACTGGTAAGGCCACGCTTGGTCTCCAGGATCTGATTGCTGATGCGCCGACGAGTGGCACGGTCATGGGTATTAATCGTGCTAATGAGTCTTGGTGGAGGAATCAGGCTGATACTACGTCTTCGGATGTAGATAGCATTTCGAGCAACATCAATGTCGGTACTCAGCGTTTGGGTGCTGTCTGGAATAGCTGTTCTGAGGGTAATGATACGCCTTCGCATATCTTTACTACTCTGACGGTGTTCGGTGATATGCAGAACCTTTTCGAAGGTACTGGGTATGCTCGATTGGCTGCTGGCGAGACTGGTAAGGCGGATGCGGGTTCTCCCATATTCCGTGGTGCCACGATCCAGTATGACCGTGATTGTCCGTCGCAGCACGCATATCTTATCAATAGCAAGTATCTGAAGTTGAAGATACAGCAGGGTAAGAACTTTGCGAAGACGGCGTTCAAGGAGCCGGTAAATCAGTTTGCGATGGTTGCATACATCGTATTCGGTTGCCAGCTTGTTATCAACAACGCACGGCGCCACGGTGTCGCTACTGCGTTGACCTAATAATCCTGCCTCCAAGCCAATGGAGGTTTAGCCCTGCCCATAGGGAAAGGAAGAATTAAGATGTCGCGTAATGATAACCTTAATTTTGAAGTTGGCGGAACTATAGGTGGATCAGCTGAAGGCAATCAGGGTATTTATGAAGAGTCTTCAACTGCTAAACATCCGCTAGGGCAGAAGTTGGAGTTGATTGACGGGCGTGTTTTCCGTTACGCCAATTTTGACGCTGCCTGCACTGTAGGTAAACTTGTAGGTCCAGATTTCTCCACCGGTGGTGCTGTTGAAATTTCAGACGGCACTATTGCTACGGGAACAGCTGGGTCATCGGTAGTCACTTTGACTGCATCCGGCTCTTCTGGCCCTCCTGCTGATTTTGAAGGTGTGTCAGCTAATGATTATGCAGGTTCGTACTTGCACATTACTGATGATGCCGGCGAAGGTTTTACTTACAGAGTTAAAACTAATGGTGCAGCTAGTAGTGATGCTGTAGAGTTTACGCTCTACGATCCTATTATAACTGCACTTACTTCTGGTGCTACTGATTTTGCTCTTACGCCTGGTCCATTTAATAATGTTCATGCTGCTACGGCTGGCACTGATTATTTGGTGTCTGGTGTGACTATGGTTAGTATGACATCTGGGTATTTTGGATGGATTCAGACTAAGGGTATTGCTACATGTTTGGCCGACAACGCATGGGCAGTAGGTCAGCAGCTAACAACGTTGACGGTACCGCCGGGGCTGTGCAACCTAAAGACGCTCAAACTGAGCCGATTGTAGGTTATGCTTTGGCTGTTGTAGCATCGACCGAGTATGGGCCGATTATGCTAAACGGGCTGTTGGATTAGTAATATTACTAAGGTGGGGGCATCGAGGCGGTGCCCTCACTTTATTTACCAAGGAACCTGTCATGGCTAAGCAACAACAGAGATATAGAAAATCAGTAGATAAAGATGCTGCAATGTATAAAACCGAGCAAGAACGTGCTGGGCAGGGCAGAGGCAGTCAGTATGGATATCAGATGTCTCAGAGACCGGCACCATCTACAGTGCGCACTATTAGCAACGCTTCGCCAATTCCACAACATGGGCAAGGGTTGCCTCCAACAAGGCCCGATTATGCCGGTAGGCAATTTAGCGGGGTTACTGGCATTGAGGGGCTCTCTGCTGGCCAGGACATGGAATTGAGGCAGAATGGCTATACGGACATAGGTAATGTGCGATACATACTTGAGCCCAGCACAGGGCAGGTTACGCAGATGCCCCGTCCAGGATCTAGGGGCGAAGCTATTAGTCGTGATGATATGAATCGGATGAAAAGAGATTAATCATGCCTAAAGTTAATGGTAAGCATTTTTCATATTCTAAGGCGGGCCAGAAGGCCGCTAAGTCCTACGCGAAGGCTACAGGGAAGGCTGTAACTAAGCGTAAGGCTAAACCTAAGAGAAAGTCAAAATGAACAAGGTTGCGAGTACTACTGCAAAGCCTGTTACGGATTCGGAAGTGCCCAAGGATGCACTTACTGCGGATGCGTTGGTAAAGCTGATCCAGGGGTCATCTGATGAAACTAAGAGTCTTATGGCTAAAGCTCTTGGTGTATCGACGGTCACTAAGAAGCGGCGTAAGGGTAATATTGATGCGCTTCAGAATATGCGTACTTTTGGAGAAGCCTATCATGGCGAGGATTTTGTTCCTGTAGCTCCAGAAGCGATTGCACTTAAAGGTGATCGTGCTGTAGAGCTGTGGCAACAGAAATGGAAAGACGGTAATCAGGTAAGTAGCACGGGTGTTGAATACGACGAAGATTTCGAGGCTTTGGCTCTAACCGCGCAGGAATAATATGACTCCGCAAACTATATTAGACATGGCTCTGCGAAGAGCTGGTCTAGCGTATAGTAACAGCACCTATCGTGAAAATGCGATAGAATATGCTAATATGACTATGGCTGAGATATTGTCTCATCCGTGGGTCTTTCGGCATAAGACTGGTACGTTTAGTACGTCTAGTAGTACAGCAGAGTATGATTTAGCGTCTGATGTAGCACATCTACGACATGTTAAAGACACTACTAATGATAATCCTGTAAAGATTGTTACAGAGAGTTATATTGACGAACTTGACATAGATAGGTCTGAGACTGGAAATGCTAGGTTTTTGTTTCATAGTGGAGTAAATGAAAGCTCGGCAGGTGCAATGCAGATCACGTTATATCCTACTCCAGACTCAACTGCAACTGTGACGTATGAATATGTTGCTCATGTGCCTGATTTCGCAGAATCGAATCTAACTACTGATTTCGATGCCTATGCACCTGTGTGGTTCCAAGCTGCGGTGCTGTATGGAGTCTCAGAACAATATCATTCTGAGAAAGGTGATCCGCAAGGAGCCGCGCAAGAAAACAATTACAAGAATAACTATGTACAAACTGGCTTAATGTATAATAGAACTACATCGTCGGATCGTAAGTTCCGTATGGGACGTAGAGATTCTATACCTGGTCAGTTTGACTTTGTTGTCCAAGAAGGATCATTACAGGTAGCTTCCTAATGGCAATACAAGCTGAAGGAATACAGTACGGTCCTTGGCAGACAATTAATTACTCTGTGCCTGCTATTGACTTACAACCAAACGTATTAGCTGCAATCGAGAATATGTTTCTCGATAATGCAGGATCGTTGAATACTAGGCGGGGTACTGCTAAGTATATCTCTGGAGCACTTAGTGGTACTCCGTCTATAGTAGGTGTAGGAAAACAAAGATTCAGCGCGTCATCTAGCGCGGTGTTTGTAATTGCTGGTGATAAGTTTTTTGAGGATGTTAGTGGAACATGGACTGATCGTACAGCGTCGATCTCGATCACGGATCATGTAGATAAGTACTGGATGACTACTAATGCTGGAGGTACCTTAGTCGGAACTAATGGTATTGGAAATAATGCTCCAATAAAGTGGACAGCAGCAGCAGGTAATATAGCCGCAGCCGGAATGGGATCTTCGAGTGTTACTTCTGCGGATTTGCCTATATTCTGGGATAATAGACTTTGGTATGTGTCTACGAACCAAGGTGAGCGATTAGCTCATTACTCATCGACTACTGATATTGAGTCTTTTGGTGCAAATGATTATTATATAACTGACGAAAAGATCACTGGTGCTGCGCCTGTTAAGAGTTTCTTAGGATTGCATAACGAAAATGGCATCTACGGTTTGTTCCCAACTGGTAATGCAGACATACCTTATAGTATTCAACGCCGTGCAGACAGAGGGACGATCGCTAGACGTAGTGTTATAACTGATGAATTTGGTAATCAGTTGTTTATGCGCCGTGATGGAATATATGAATGGGGTGGATCTGAGCCGCCTGTAAAGGTATCTGGGAATTTCGATGGTTCAGAGTTCTGGGATAACTTAAACAAAGATAGGTTAATTCATAGTTTTGCTCATTTGGTTACTTCCGATGACCAGATTTGGTTCTGGGTACCTTATGGGGCGAATCAGCAGTATATGAATTATGCGTTGATCTGGAACTATAAGCTCCGTCAATGGGTAGGGGTGTATACTGGAAATACACGTGTTTCAGGAGCTTATTTTGATGATCTTCCGCATCTAGGAGGTTACGATGATGGATTGCTATTTAAACATAATACTGGTACTAATGATAATACCTCAGCATTTACTGTAAAAGCAACTACCGCAGCTACTCCACCTATTAGTATTGCTACGAGAGTACGGTGGTTGTATGCTCGGCATGAGTTCAATGCTGCTGATGTGTCGTATAATACTTCGGTATTTCAGACTGGTCCTGGGATTATTACTAAGTCGGATATATTTGATGTAGGTGATCCTACAGATGCTCTGGAAACAGAATTTACTATTGGTGTTTCTGCAATTCGATCATCAACTACGGCTTTTGTAAATGACACAGATCTGCATGGTTATAGCCCTGTGTCGCAGATAAGATATGA